CTCTTAGATTCTCTAGAGTTGATGGGGAATCTTATGGTAGGGGATTAGTAGAGGAATATTTAGGAGACTTAAGGTCATTGGAAGCCTTAACCCAAGCTATTGTAGAAGGTAGTGCTGCTGCTGCTAAAGTACTTTTCCTTGTTAGACCTAATGGTACTACAAGAATCAATGTATTAGCAAATTCCCCAAGTGGATCAATTGTACAAGGGGATGCAAACGATGTATCTACTTTACAACTTGACAAGTTTAATGACTTTAGAATATCTCTTGATACCATGACTCAAATCAGAGATAGGTTATCTGCCGCTTTCCTTCTTAATTCATCAGTTCAACGTAATGCTGAAAGAGTTACAGCAGAAGAGGTTAGATTTATGGCTCAAGAACTTGAGTCAGCACTAGGTGGAGTTTATTCTGTATTGTCTATGGAATTCCAGACTCCTTTAGTTAATGTATTACTACAGAAACTTGTTAAATCTAAGAAAATGCCTAAGTTTCCTAAAGAGTCTGTAAAACCACAGATTGTTACAGGTATGGAAGCACTTGGTAGGGGTCAGGATCTTAATAAACTATCACAGTTTCTACAATACCTACAACCTTTAGGTCCAGAAGCAATCATGAGTAATCTAAATCTTGATGATTATATAGATAGACTTGGTGCTTCACTAGGAATTGATACTAATGGACTAGTTAAATCAGCGGAACAGAAACAAGCTGAACAACAGCAAGCACAAGAACAACAAGAACAAATGCAGAAACAAGCAATGCAACATGAGTTAATGAGTAAAGCAACACCAAACTTAGCCAAGGGTATGGCTGATAGTGCACAGCAAAACCCTGAAGTGGTTCAACAAGTAACTGCACAAATGATGCAAGGATTAAGTTAATGAAAGTAGAACAAACAGATGGTGGGCAAGCAGTATCTACATATGAAGGCGAAGGAGTAAATCAAGCTGGTGATCCAGATCATGTTCATGAAATGATTGCTAAAGTAGAAGCTCCAGTTGAGACATCAGATTCAGATCAAACAAGACCACAGTGGTTACCAGATAAGTTTGCTAGTCCTGAAGAAATGGCTAGAGCATACTCAGAATTAGAGACAAGATTCCATGATAGTAATAACCCAACACTGGAAAATATAGAGCAACAAGCACAAGTAGAACAACAGGCTTCTGAGGTTATGGAAGCATCTCCATCACAAGTACATCAATTACTTGATGATAGAGGTTTAGACTTTAGTGCTTTTCAACAAGAATATAATGAGACTGGGAAACTTAGTAATGAAGCTTTAGGAGCACTTGATGAAGCAGGTATAAAACCAGAAATGGTTGCTACCTGGATACAAGGTCGAGAAGCTGTTGCTCAACAGAGTATAGATGCTATGTATGAAAGTGTCCAAGGTAAAGATAATTATGATAGAATGGTAGAATGGGCTGGGGATAACCTCCAACCTTGGGAACAAGAGGCTTTTAATGCACAAATAGATAATTTAGATGTAAATAGTGCTCTTGCAGTTAATGGTATGTATGCAAGATTTAAGAATTCAGTTGAGAATCAGACACCTACTTTAATGACAGGTGATATTCCAGTTAACACTGCACCGAGTTATGACTCTCTTAATCAGTTAACTACTGCAATGTCTGATCCTCGATACAAGGAAGACCCTGCTTATAGAGCACAGGTCACACAAAGGTTGAGTAACTCGACCATTCTTTAACTAAGAAAACAAAGGAAACCAATTAGTAAGACTTTGCCCCATGCGTGGGATAACTCTGAACTGAACTTTGTAAGTACTACGATTTCGCAGTTATTTATAATAGCCAAATATAGGAGAAAATAATGGCTGCTACAGATTATGGAAATGCGAATATTCATAGACCTGGTATAGAGAACGCTGGTGCTGATGCTAGGAAGTTATTTCTAAAGCTTTATGCAGGAGAAGTTCTCACTGCATTCCAGTCTAAGAATATTATGATGCCTTTACATCGTGTACGCACGATTGGAAAAGGTAAATCAGCATCCTTTCCGATGACTGGTAAGTACCGTGATGCGGCTTATCACAATCCAGGGGATGAAATCGTACCAAGTGCAGCAAGGCAAGGTGAAAGGATTGTTAGTATTGATGATCTCTTGCTTAATGCTCAGTTCATTCCGAACATTGATGAAGCAATGTCTCACTATGATGTACGATCAATTTATACTCAAGAAGCTGGTTTTGGACTTGGAAAAGTTGCAGACCAGAATATCTTAAGACTCGCTGTTAAAGCAGCACTATCTGAAAATGCAGTTTTGGCTGCTCTTACTTTAGCAGATCAAGATTATCAAGCATTCGATGATGAAGATTTTACTCAGAATGTTGTTATAGGAGACACTGGTACTGGTAATACTGCACGTATTGCTGATACCAGAAGTGCTGAGAAAATCGTACAAGGAATTATGGATGCTAAACGTATCCTTGATAATGCTTCTGTACCTGGAGATCCTTTTGTTGTAGTAAGTGTTGATACTTACTATGATTTATTTAAAGTAAATGGATCAACAATGGATACTTCATATGCAATCTTCAATAGAGATATTGGAGGTGGAGGAAGTGTTGCTTCAGGACAAGTACCATCTATCCTTGGGATGCCAATGTATGTTAGTCAGCATATTGGGTCATTCACTACACCAACTGGAACAGCTTGGACTTCATCCTTATTTCCAGGTGCCGATGGTGCTGTGAGTACAGTCACTACTCAAGCCAGTGCTCCTGACTGGGGATCTAATCAACCTCTTGCTACTGCTGTAGGATCAGGAAGGACTAACCAGTATGGATTTAGTGCTAACTCTCCTGTAGCTGGGTGGACTACTCGTGTTAAAAACACACATGGGACACCGACTACAGAGATTCCAGCTAATGTTGCAAGGCGTGTAATGGGCCTTGTGATGACTAGCGATGCTGTCGCAACTGTTAAATTACTAGATCTTTCTGTTGAATCTGAATATCAGATTAATAGGCAAGGTACATTAATGGTTGCCAAATATGCTATGGGTCATAATATTCTAAGACCTGCGGCTTCAGTTGCTCTAATTCAGGCACTATAATTAGAGTTTGTAATTACTCTTAGGGAGTACTCTTTAACTAGGGTACTCCCTTTTTTTTAAATAACTTAATATGAGCTTAAGCCCCACAAAAGAATTAGAAGCTATTAATACAATGCTAACCAGCATTGGTGAACTACCTGTACAGAATAAAGATGATTTAGCAGGGTTACAGGATGCTTCTATTGCACAAAGTATATTAACTAATGTCTCTAGAGCAACACAGGCAAAAGGCTGGGTATTTAATACTGATCTAGAGGAAACAATGTCATTAGACGATAATAAACAAGTAGTTCTAGGTAAAAACGTACTACGTATTGACACAACAGCAAGGGTCAGAGGATCAAAAACAGATATAGTAGAGAGGGGTAGAAAACTCTATGATAGACAAAAGAAAACTTTTACATTTGATGCTGATGATGTAATTAAATGTGATGTAGTTTATTACCTCTCTTTTGAAGACCTTCCAGAACCAGCTAGACGATATATTGCCATTAAGTCAGCAAGAATATTTCATGATAGAGTTGTAGGGTCTGGTGAATTACATAGGTTCTATCAAGAGGACGAGATGAGAGCATACACTGATCTTATGTCATATGAAGGAGATGTTGCAGATTACAATATCTTTGATAATTATGATGTATATAGGGTTATGGATAGACAAGGATTAGCAACTAATCCATTGAATTACAATGTAATAGATACAGCAACAACTTAATATGCCTTTAATATCAGGAACTATACCAAGTTTAATCAATGGTATATCTCAGCAACCTGCTACACTCAGAATGCCTACACAGGGTGAGTTACAAGAGAATGGTATGCCACATATATCTCGTGGCTTAGAGAAAAGACCATCTACTGAACATGTTACTGAGGTTTCTGGTATAACATCTGCTGATAGTAATGATGTATTTATCCATACTATCAGGAGATCTGAGGATGAAGCATATGCTCTGGTTATTAAAGGTGGACAATCTTCTTATAAAACATTTACAGGTGCTACAACAAATGTTTTAACTGCTTCAGGACATACATTAGTAAATGGTGATGAGGTCCAATTTACTACTGATAATACATTACCTAGTCCATTAGCAGTATTAACATCTTATTATGTTATTGAGAGTGATAGTGTTGCAGGTACTTTTGAAGTATCAGCTACAAGTGGGGGAAGTGCAGTAAATATAACTGGAACTGGTTCTGGTACTCATACTATATTTTTAGTTGCTCAAGTTAAATTAATTGATTTAACTGGGTTTGCAACAGGTACAGCAGGATCAGAAGTTTTTATACATACCGCTACTGATACAGGAGAAGTAACAACTAATGAGATAATAAATCCAACTGTTAATACCTATTTATCTAACTTTGGTCCAGATAGTACTTTTACTCCTAATAAGCTTTCTTGTACTACAATTGCTGACTTTACTTTTATACTTAATAAAACACAAACTGTAAAGCAATCAGATGATAGTGGGGATCGTAGTCCAATGAGAGATTATGAAGGCATGATTTATATGAGAGTTGGGGATTATGGTGCTGATTATAAAGTAACTCTAACTGAATATAATGTAAATAGTACAACTGGTGAAGTAAATAAAGATTCAATACTTTCTCAATATACAGTTACTTATAAAACACCAGATAATGAAACTGAGAGTAAGACTATATCTGGAACAACCAAGGCAATTAATAATCAAGAAGCTGTTGTTGTATCTAATATAGCACAAGCTTTAAAAACTGGAATAGTTACTCATTTAAATAAAGTTCATTTAATAACAGATGATGCTAGTCCTCCTACAGAGGTATTTATTGCCGACTCAGACAGTAATTTAGGTTCAAATGGTACAGATAGTACTAAAGATAATCAAGTTAAATCT